CAGAAGCAAGGCGTAAAGTGGAAGCAAGGCGACCTTGTACCTGACTTTTAAGATCTTCAATAGTTCCTTCATTGTATATGTTATGATCAAACGAAACTTTAGCCCAACGCCATTCGCTTGGATGAACATCTGTAGGCTCAATATCTAGATCTACATATTGTCTAAACCATAAAGGATCTGGACCTCTTTTTACACACCAAACTTTTCCGTTCATTCCCTTTAAAATATCAGCTTCATTTGTAAAGCGGACATCAGGAATAACAAAATTTGTGTCTGGATTATCAATTATCTTCTTTTTAACAAAGCTAACCCACACGCCATCAAAAAAACCATTACGCATACAGTCAGTACCAAACTCTTGTAAAACCAATCTAGGAGTTATTTTGCGTCCCGTTTCTTTGCTCCAGAAAGTATCTTCTTGTTCTCTCCAAAATCTGCTTTCTGATGTTTCACCTTCTAGCATTTCTCTGTCCCAATCAAACAGAACAGAAACAGCGTCTTTCAATTTATCTGCAAAACTTATTTTTTGGAATCCATGTTCATCAACCAGAACATCTGCCACAGTACCTTTACCACTACCAATTAGTCCACAAATACCAATGATCATAATGAATCCTTATATGCTATTAATTAGTATACAAGATTATTTTGTGTTTGTCAAGTGGATTTTAGCCAATTGTGAAGCCGTAGCCTTGACCGCCTGAAACATTTGTTTGTACATCTGCTTCTAGTTTATCAATTTCTGCTTGTGCTTCTGCTTTGAGTGCATCACCATTTAAACTGGATCCGCCCTGGGGACCTGCTATAGTTGCAAATTTGGATCTTGCTTCGCCTAGCATATACTTACACTTTGCGAGTGTATAATCTTTGATCCATTGTTTTGCAAGATAATCATTTAGTAGCTCGCTGTCTGGTCTATAATTGTAACACATCAATAGTAAATCTTCTTCTGCTCTAATCCTTTGTAAGACGGTAAGTTTTTTAGTTGCTGTGTTCCATGTAAATTCAATAAATGACCCAAACATTCGTCCTACTAATTCTTGATAACTTGCAAACATATTGTACGTTGCAAGCCCTCCCATATTTGAACTTGCTAAAAGATATGTGTTAGTGTAAGCTAAATTAAATGGTTCAAAGAGTGTACCACCATCACCTCCGCCTGTACGTGATCCTATTGATCTACGGAAAATTTTACGAACTTCTATTATTTCTGAAGGTAATGTATATTCGTTTTGATCAATGACCGTTGGCAGAGTTACATATGATTCTTCTACTGCGTTATCTGAACGCTGTCTAAACTTGTTTAATGCTGTATCTAAAGCAGTTTCATAATGCATAGGATCAAGCTCGACATCAATCATGCCTCCGCCTAGCATTGCTTCTACGTATTTGTAAACTTCTTGTTTTTGTGTGTTTAGATTTGTAGCCATATGTTTGTTCCTTGCTATACTATTTATGCTCTGATAAATACTTACGTTATGCCGAGACTCAGTTTATATAAACCCGAAAAGGGAAAAGATTACGAATTTTTAGACAAAACCATTACAGAAATGTTCACTGTAGGTGGTACAGATGTGTATGTACACAAGTTTTTAGGACCTAAAAATCCTGCTACTGGTACAGCTACAGCAGGCACTCCAGAATATGATGCTGTAAAAGAAACTAACATACAGGACCTAGTTTTCCTTGAAAATAGAGATAGGAAATATGATCCAGACGTCTTTACTATGCGTGGAATATACAATGTTGCTGATATTGATTTTGATTTAAGTCAGTTTGGATTATTTTTAGCACAGGATATTTTATTTCTTACAGTGCCAATTAATTCATGTATAAAAACGTTAGGTAGAAGAATTATTCCTGGTGATGTTATTGAGTTGCCTCACTTAAAAGACGATCATGCATTTAACCAATTTGATTTTGCTCTAAAAAGATTTTATGTAGTAGAAGATGTAAACAGAGCAAGTGAAGGATTTTCACAAACTTGGTATCCACACTTATATAGATTAAAATTAAAACAGATTTACGATACACAAGAATATAAAGATATACTTGATCAAAAAGCAAGCGAAGGTTCTGACACAACTCTAAGAGATTTGATGTCAACTTACAATAAAGAAATTGAAATAAATGATGCTGTTGTAAAACAAGCTGAAGCTGATGCAGGTAAATCAGGTTACGAAACAAGTCATTTATACACACTACAAGTTGATGAAAAAGGTGTCACTGAACTTGTAACTACAGATACAAGTGAATTAGATGCAAGCACACAAAATGAGTTAGCAGATAGAATACATCAAACTCCTGAAAGAGAAGGATATGAAGGTTATTTAATAGGTGACGGTATAGCACCAAATGGAGAAGCATTTGGAAGTGGTATCGGATTTCCAAGCTCTAGTGCAAAAGGTGATTATTTCCTACGTACAGATTTGTTTCCAAACAGACTTTTTAGATATGACGGAAAGAGATGGGTCAAAATGGAAGACAATATTAGAGTTAACCTAAGCAATTCAGATACTAAACAGACGCAAAAAGGAACTTTTGTTAATAATACAAAATCTTCAAGCATCGGCGGAGACACTGTACAAGAAAGACAGAGCCTATCGCAAGCACTTAAACCTAAGGCAGACAATTAATGCAACACTTTTATGATGGACAAATACGAAGATACATTACACAGCTGATCCGCTTGTTTAGTAATTTTAAATATAAGGATGGCGAAGGTAAGGAAGTTAAAATTCCTGTACTTTATGGCGATTTGTCTAGACAGGTTGCAAGTATTGTAAGAGATCAAAGTGAAAACAAATTACCATCTGCTCCAAGAATGGCCTTGTACATCACACAACTTGAACAGGATAGAACTAGAACTTCAGATTCTAGCTTTACGAGCAAGGTTCATATTAGAGAAAGAGCGTTTGATGAAGCAGGCAATGAATATTTGAATACACAAGGAAAGAATTATACAGTTGAGCGTTTGATGCCTACACCGTATAACTTATCAGTCAATCTTGATATTTGGTCAACAAACACAGATATGAAGTTGCAAATTATGGAACAACTATTAATGTTGTTCAATCCAAGTTTGGAGATACAAACGACAGACAATTACGTTGATTGGACCAGCTTGACAAGTGTTGAATTGACAAACATTAACTTTACAAATAGAAGTATACCGGCAGGAACAGATAGTGAAATAGACATAGCACAGCTAGGATTTATCACACCAATATATTTAAACATGCCTGCAAAAGTTAAAAAGTTAGGAGTCATAACAAATGTTGTTATGAGTATTTTTGACGAAACTAAAGGCACAATAGATTTAAAAACATCAATGCCAGAGTTACAAGCATACAGTGATACAGAAAACAATCAACCTAAAACAGATTTACAAACCGGATTAGTTGAAAAAGATGGCATAAAAATAATGACAGGAAATTATCAAGACTACGATGTATTGGTAATGGGTAACATTGCCCAGATAGTTGATAGAGGTAAGGTCGGTACAATAGATTGGATCAAAGTATTAGATCCTCATCCAGGTGAATATAGAGCTGGATTATCTCAAATAATGTTGAGAAGAAAACTGATCGAAGGCGAATCTGGTAGTATTAGTATCAACGGAACTATAACAATTAACGAATTAGACAGAACACAATTACTAATTACATGGGATCAAGATACTATTCCAACAAACACTAACCTTACAACACCAAGTGGAAGAAACAATCAAGGTTCAGTAGATTTTATTATTGATCCAGGTAAGTTTAATCCTACTACTGCAAAAACAGCCGGTTTAAGGTTATTGCTTTTAGGAGCTATTAATACAAGTAAAAATGTAAATGAAGCAAGTTACGATGGTCCAGATGCATGGAAAAATGTGGACGGAACAGAGTTTGTGGCAGGAGAAAATGATATTGTGGAATGGGACGGAACACAATGGCATGTTGTTTTTGATGCCAGCACAGACGACGGTAGCACAACCAAGTATATTACCAACCTAAATACAGGTGTTCAATATAGATGGACAGGTACAGAATGGATATTAAGCTGGGAAGGCGAATATCAAAAAGGTACTTGGCGCCTAGCACTTTAAGATAATTATTACTATGAGCCAGGATATTATATGTAGTGGCGCTCTCTTCTATTCTCTAGAAAGCAAGAGGTTTTTGTTACTGCACAGAACACAAAGTAAACAGAAAAATGTTTGGGGATTAGTAGGTGGTACTAATGGTAAAAATGAATCACCGTGGCCTGCACTACAACGTGAGATTCAAGAAGAAATAGGATCTGCACCTGACATTAAAAAGACTATTCCTTTAGAAACGTTTGTAAGCACAGATAGTAAGTTTCAATTTCATACGTATTTGTGTGTAATAGAAAACGAATTTATTCCAAAATTAAACGACGAACATGATGGATATGCTTGGGTTAGTTTTGGTAAATGGCCGAAACCTTTACATCTTGGATTAAGAAATACTTTACAAAATAAAACCAATCAAACAAAACTAAAAACAGTATTTGATTTGATAACACTATTGGAGAAGTAAATGAAAAAGATAAAAAACATTACCATAGTGGGCGGTGGATCAGCGGCATGGCTTGCGGCTACATATCTTCAAAATAATTTTTGGGACTTGCCAGTCACAGTTATAGACAAAGAAGTAGGAAATCCAATTGGTGTTGGTGAAGCAACAGTATTGACATTTCCACATTTTCTTAGAAAATGTGGTATAAATTTACCTGAATGGTTTAAGAATATTGATGCTACATATAAAGCAGGCATAGAATTTCCGCATTGGAAGAATCCAAACAACACCGTATGGCATCCTTTTTACCTAAATAGAAGTTATATGGTAGATGCGTGTACGCAATATGATGTATGGGCAAATAATCAACATTTAGATTTTAAAAAAACTGCACTACCTACGTATGATGTAAACATGGCAAATAAATTAGATATGTGGGGATCGTTTGAAACTTTAGCATATCACATTGATGCAGGGAAATTAGTAAAAGAATTACAAAGGATATGCCACACAACGGTCAAAACTATTAAGAGCGATGTAGTCAAAGTAAACAAAGATTATGACGGAAACATAATCAGTTTAGAATTAAAGAATGGAATGACTCATCACAGTGACTTTTATATAGATTGTACTGGCTTTGCAAGTATTTTAAAAGAAGCAAAACGTGTTGAACTATTAGGCAACGGTAGATTGTTTACCAATGCCGCTGTTGCTGGACACGTTCCATATGAAGACTTTGAAAAAGAGTGTGTGCCATACGTAAAATGTCCTGCTGTAGATCACGGATGGATTTGGAAGATTCCTGTGCAATCACGCATAGGTTCAGGATTGGTATTTAACAAAGACATTACTGATCCTGAAGAAGCAAAACGTTACTTCTGTGAACATTGGGATAACAGAATTAAACCTGAAGATTTAAAATTAATTGACTGGGTACCTTACTACAGTAAGAATTTCTGGGAAAATAATGTAGTATCCATTGGGTTAAGTGGTGGATTTATAGAACCTTTAGAGTCAACTGGTCTTGCAAGTATGACTACTGGCGTAGAAAAACTGATGGACATGATTCCACAGTATGCATATAATGAAGCTAACATAGAAACATACAACAGGGAAATGGAATTTTGGTATAATGATGCTGTTGATTTTGTAAACAGTCATTATGCGGATACTGAATGGGATACACCTTTTTGGAATTTTGTAAAGGAAACGCATGTCAAATCCGAAAAACATTTATGGTATGAGGACTGGTTGAAGGATTCAGACAGAAAATTTTATACCCCTGTGCAATCTAGAACATTATTTCATCCACCAAACTGGCATCTATGGTTAATACAAATGGGATATCCAGTTAATGTTGATCTAAGTTACATGCCGCCAGGCAAACAAGAATTTTTATTGAATGATTTTCAAAAGGCAGAAGAAGTACGTATGCATACAAGTATAAAACATATCGATGCTATCAAGTCAACAAATCTTGGATTAGATTGGTTTGCGTTATCAATTGCAAGAGGAGATAGAGGCCAATTATGAAGATAGTTGTAGTAGGTGGAGGAAGTGCTGGTTGGATGACAGCCGCATATTTAAAAAACAAATTACCCAAGCATAATATTACAGTTGTTGATAAAGAACACGGAAATCCAGTAGGAGTAGGTGAAGCTACAATAATTGACTTTGCACAATATATGGAAGAAGCAGGATTTGACAGAGATGAATGGATTCCTGCATGTAGAGCTACAATTAAAGCAGGCATACTGTTTCCTAACTGGTTAAGAAAAGGATTAGAAGTTTGGCATCCTTTCTTTATAAATTTTTATGACATGCAAAATGATGCCGACATTTGGGATTATTGGTCAGCAAATAAAAAATATCCTTACAAAGATTATGCAATAATGATGTATGACAGTGCCGTAAGACACAACAAAATTGATCCTAATGATCTAAGCAGTTATGCTTATCATGTTGATTGTGGAGCAATGGTGCAATATATCCAGCAAAAAATCAGCTCTCATATACATCTAATAAAACAAGATGTAATTCATGTTGAAAAACAAGGACAAGAAATACAACACCTATTGTTAAAAAATGGACAAATGGTACATGCGGATTTATTCATAGATTGCACTGGCTTTAAAAGTTTACTAAAAAAACAAGATAGAGTGGATTTATCCAAGAGATTATTCTGTGATACAGCCGTTGCTGGTAGAGTAGAATACAAGGATGAAAGCGAATTTGTACCTTATGTTGTTTGTGATGCAGTTGATCACGGTTGGATTT